GTCTCGTAGAACGCCTTGTGCGCCAACCTGGCGTCCTTCAGCGGCACCGTGTAGCGCTCTGCGATGGTCTCCGGCGACCCACCGAACACCAGGGTGAAGTTCGTGTTCTTGGCGTAGCTGTACTGGAGCTTGCTGGGTTCCTTGACGTGGAAGGCTTTCTGCGCCGTCAGGGTGTGCAGGTTGATGCCCTCGTTGTACGCCTTGATGAGCACCGGGTCTTGGCTGAAGTGAGCCAACAAGCGAAGCTCGATCTGCGAGTAGTCGGCCACGATCATCTTCCACCCGGGCGGGGCGATGAACATGTCACGGATGACCTTGGTCTGCCGGGTCGGGATGTTCTGAAGGTTGGGGTTGTCAGACGAGAACCGACCGGTGCGAGCGCCCCTCTGGTTGAACCCTCCGTGGACACGGCCCTTGTGCAGCCTGCTCTGGATGCTGGTCACGAAGGTGGAGTGCATCTTGTGCAGCGACGCCCAGTGAACCACTGCCTTGACCACCTCATCCTTTTCGGCAATGGCCTCCAGTGCGGCAGCGGCAGTGCTCGGCTCCTGCGTCTTGTTCGTCCACATGACCGGCTTGTGCTTGCGGACCTCGTAAACGAGCTTGCGGATTTCCGCAGCGGCGTTCAGGTTGATGTCCCACCCGGCGGCGTCACGGATGAGGGCGTAGGTCTCGTCAAGTTCCTTCTTGAACTCAATGTCAACAGCCTTGATGGCGTCGGTGTCGATGGGCACGCCGTTGTGCTCCATGTTGACCACCACGTTGGTGACATCGCACTCCAGCTTCCAGAGATCCTCGAAGCCCTCGGCCTCGATCTGCTCCATGTAGTGGAGGTAGAGCAGCCAGGTGTACTTGGCGTCGAAGTACGAGTACCGGGCAGCGATCTTGAAGGGAAGCTGCTCCATCATCTTGCCCATGCCCTTGTCCCACACGAAGCCAAGCTCCCGCCAGCAGCAGGAGCCAAGGCTGTAGGGCTTGAACCCGGTGTGGTTCTCGTTCAGCAGGGCGGCGGCAACGTCGGTGCTGGCGAACGGCCCCGGCATGAGCTTGCCGTAGTACTTCGCCACCGACTCGATGTCGAACTTGATGTTGTGGTTGATCTTCAGGCGGTCACTGAAGAACAGCGCCTCCAGGCCACCGAAGACCTCCTCCGGCCAGAGTTGCGGGGGAGGCTTGCCAAAGACCGGCGTGGGGGTCGCCGTCGCTGCCGTCGAGACACGGCCCGTCTTGGTGAGCGGCGCCTCGTAGCGGAGGATGTCGCCCAGCTTGTGGCCCATCGGGATCACGTCCGCACGACCAGGCCCAGCCAGGGAGATCCAGAAGATCTCGTTCGTCCGGGGATCAAGTGCGTCCTTGCCCCGGGTCTCGATGTCGAAGACGAAGCGGTCGAACTCCTTGTAGGCGGCGACGAGATCCGCCAGTTGATCGAAGTCAGTGACGATCATCGCCGCCGCCTGTGCCACGCCAGAGATGCTGCGTCAACACAGCACCGGCAATAACGTTTCCCCTTGTACACCTTCGTGTTCTCGGGGGAGTAACGATGCCCCTTAGGGCAGTGGGTCTTGGCCTTGTTCTTCCGCCCTAGCGGTGTCCCACCATGCTCCAGCACATGGGTTTTGGGCGTGACCAATTTCAGATGCTCAACGTTGGCGCACGCCTTCCGCTCACAGCGATGATGCAGTTGGTGCCCGGGGGGCACGGGGCCATGCACCTGCTCCCAAGCGACGTGATGCACGACTCGCATCCGCCCCTGGTAACGCACGGTCCCGTACCCCCCTGAATTACGAGCACCCTGCCAAACGAGGCAGCCACCCTCTATTTCAAGCAGCCGCTCGCTCAGCATCATTAGTCATCGTCGTCGGCAATCTCCGACGCAATTTCTTTAAGCTGTTTCCGGGTCTGCACCTGGACGGTCTCGTCCGTGTAGCACTGCTTCCGGTACTTCTCCAGCACGTCGTCATCGAGAAGCTCAACGTCTTCCCAGTCCTCCTCCACGTCCCGCTCCTTCAGGCCCTGGAGGTTGGTGCTCGACTTCGTGCCCTTGCCGGTGCGCTTGATCTCCCAGTAGAGCTTCGTCAGCGGGCCGGTCTTCTTGTCCTGGTGGTGGGCCTCCAGCGTGGAGAGCACCCGGCTACCCACGGTCCAGACCTTGACCACCGGTTCGCCCTCGGAGAGGAGCAGGACGTTGAAGCAGAACTTGCTCTGCGGACGGTCCCCGATGTCGCACAGGGGGCAGTCGTCCTCCAGGCACGTCCACGACTTCTTGCCCTCCCGCTCGATCCAGTGCTGGCGGTAGGACACGAACGGCTCGTCTTCGAGGAACTTGACGAGCACCGGCTCCCCAGCTTCCAGGGTCAGGCCCTCGGGGAAGTCACCGCCCATCTCCTTCACCCGGCGGGCACCGCCCCAGCCCTTGCGGACAGGGCGCCGCTCCTCCTCGTCCCGGCTCCTCGTCGGACGCCGGGTGCTGCTGGTGCTGCCCTTCACGCCCCTCGAACCACGGCGGGGAGGCTCGTCGCCTTCGTCGTCGTCCTGGGGATCGAAACCGTCTTCGCCCTCGCCGTCGTCGTCATCGTCACGGCGGCGTCGAACTACCCGTTGAGGCATTGGCATGGCTCCTTGGTGAGTGGCATGGCTTAGGTTTTGGCCTTCAGCGCCCGAAGGATGAAGGACCGCTTGTGCTCCGTTAGTTCAGCGGCTTCCTGAACTTCTCCGATTAGTTGCTCGTCCAGTTCGGACAGCACAGCGTCGGTCAGCTTCTGCCGAAGCCGCTTCCGCTCTGCCGGGGTCATTTGTACCACCTCCTCCTCGGTAATGCCAAGGTCGTAATTCGATAGCTCCACCTCGGCGGCGAAGGAGTACATCTCGTTGGGTCAGTAGTCCCCCATCTTGATCGTGAACGACCGACGACGAGAGAGCTTCACTGGGCACCACCTCCTTCAAACTGACCTCGGCCCCGGCCTCGGTCCATCATGTCCCGCATGTTGTCGGCCCTGGTCCCCAGGCTCAGGTGGTCGGGCCGCACACAGGCTCGTTGGTCACAGGAATGTCGAAGCTCCAGCCCCTCCGGCACCGGGCCGTGTGTCTGCTCCCAAACCCAGCGATGGGCGTTAATTACTCGCTCCCCGTCCCAGAAGGAGCCGTAGCCCACCCCAGTCAGCGCACCCTGCCAAAGCCAGCAGCCCTCCCAGGTGGGATGCACCTTGTACCAGAACCGGAGCACGGTGTCGCCTCGGTAGTATCGGTCCCTAACCGTGAAGGACCGACGGCGGCTCAGCTTCATCGTCAAAGGCCCCTCCAAGCCTCTAGGAGACGCTCGGTGAAGCGGGCGGGTATCTCGCCCCGTCGCAGCCCTCCAGCCCGGGAGAAGGCCATGAGGCCCTCCTCCTGGGCGAGCTTGACCATGACCTCCACCTGCGCCCGGGTGTACAGGCGCTTCTGCTTGTCCTTGGAGGAGGCGGCGGTGCGATACCGGGCCTTGGGGATGATGCCCTTGGCCTCCCACTCCCTCAGGGTCGCTGGGCGGCGCCCCAGGGCCTGCGCCAGCATCCCGATGGTGAAGAACTCCACGACCTCGCCCTGCACCTTCAGGCGCACGGGGTGGCTGTCCCAGGCGTCCTCTGCCACTGCCTTCGGCGGCGTCCGGTCGTTGGGGATACGCCTCTTCGAGCCGGGGTAGAACCGCTCCTCGATCTCGGCGTCCAGGTCACGCATACGGACCATGCCCCTGGGCCAGGTCAACACCGGCCACGACCCGCTGCATCGGACACCAGCAGCAGTGGTACTGAATCTGCGGCGGCTGGCTGAGCAGCATGCTGTCGGCGTGCCAGCAGTGGGTCTCGCACGTACCCCCAATAGCCGAAGGGACCGGCCCCTCAGGACCGGCCCCACCCGACTGCACGCTCACACCGCTGAGAGCTTCACGACCACCGTGTCGGTGGCCCCGCCCCTGACCGACTTCCGCAGCGCCTTCTTGGCATTGGTGTTGGTCAGGATGTTCTTGGCGATTGCCATCGGCAGACCCACGGTGGCGGTGTACGGAAGCCCGTCCTTGCCCTTGTAGGAAACCTCCAGCTTGGCGCTCTTGATCTCCGGCGGGAGCAGCGGCTTCTTCGCCTTCCCATTGGTCTTGGCCTTGGCCGGTGCATTCTCCATGACGGCAGCCATTACGGCTCCTTTCCCTGGTTGTGTTCCGAAGTGGGCGCCTTGGCTTGCAGCGCCCTCTCGTATTCTGCCAGGCCAGCAGAGAATCCCCGGATGAAATCTCCCGGCTCCCCCACCAAGACCCACCGAAGGTCAAGGGACGGGTCGGCCTGGCGGGCTGGCCCGTACACCTCGAACCCTTCGGTAAAGCCCCGCTGGTATTCGGCGGGGGTGCCCATGTAGGCGTGGTGCTGCGGGGAAACGCTCACGCCTTGGTCTGCTTGAAGGCGTACGTCGTGTTGATGTCGAAGATCGAGTCGAGTTCCTCCTGGGAGATCAGGCCCTCGTAGTGGGCCTTGTAGATCTCCTCCTGGTCGATCTCGGGGACCATGACGATGCAGCGCTTCTCCAGGCCCTTGGCCTTGATGAGCGCCTCAGCCCGCTCCGCACTCAGAGACGGCGTCACCCGGCGCTCGTACTTCAGACCGGCGAAGCCCTCCACCTCTTCGGGAAGCTCCAGGTAGAGGTTGCCTTTGTCGTCGGCGTACCCCTGCTCCTCGATGGCGCCGCAGAGCCAGTCCCGAAGCTCCTTCTGGCGCTTCGCCAACTGGTCGGCGTTGGCCTTGATCTCGATCCACTGGCGGAACCAGAGAAGGATGTTCTTGGGCGTCGGCTTGGGGGCAGGGGTCTTGCGAGCGGGCATTGCGTTCTCCTTGTTCTTGACTCGATGCCCTGATGATACAGAGGGGGTGTGACAGTAAAGACCCGGCTGCCGATGCCTGGGACGGAGATCCTTCAGGCACCGACAGCCGGGGAGCTTGAATTACCGGGCGATGGCCCGCACCAGCTTCAGGGCGTTGGCCTTGTTCCGGTCGGGGGACAGAACCGTGCGGCCCAGGTAGGTGTCACGGTTCCGGTAGCCCCGGACGTGGTCGAGGTACTCACCGGCAGCCTGGAAGAGGCCGTAGCCGGTGCCCCGGATGCCCTCGGTGGTGGGGCTGTCCAGGTAGATCTGCTTGAACGCCTTGCGGGCGGTGGCGATGTTCTCCCGCACCCGGTCGCTGATGACCTCGCCGTGCTCCTCGGGGGAAGGGAGGAACTCGATCAGGAAGTCGGACAGCGCCTCGTCGTCAACGGTGAGGCCGGTCAGTTCGGTCGCCAGTTCGAGGTACTTGTGCGACTGCTGACGAACCTGCGAGAGGGCGGTCTTGGCCTCCTCGACACGCTCGGCCACCGTGGCCGTGTGCTTGAAGGTGTACTGCACGCCGGTCTGCTCAGCGATGAGCGAGGCGTAGTTGAAGGTGTTCCAGCAGACCACCCGGATGTCTGTGGGCAGCAGGCGCAGGGCGCTGGTCCCGTCGTGGGCGTTCAGGATGGCGAGGAAGGGGTACGTGGCGCTGGTGTCCCCGGGAACCTGGAACGGCTCCGGCAGGTAGGCCAACAGGTAGACCTGGCGACCGCCGTTGACCGTGCCGCCGGTCTCGATCACGGCGCCCTGGCCCAGGAAGACCTCCATGATCTCGTACAGCCCGTAGTTGGGGAAGAGACCGAAGGAGTCCTTGGCGACGTGCAGCAGGGCGTTGGTGTCGTCCCGCTTGATGGCCTGGAAGTCAGGCACCTCGTTGAAGGAGCGCTCCAGCAGGAGGTTCATCTCCGCTTCGAGCATCTCCGGGGTGAGCGACCCGGACTCCAGCGCCGACTTCATGGAGTCGATGGCGACCGAGACCTTCTCGGGCTGCTTGCGGTAGAGCTTCTCCCGCACCGGCTCCCAGGGGTGGGCGATGAGGCGAGCCTCTTCGAGCGTCGGGTGGTGGTCAAGCAGGGTCTCTTCGCCGTGCCATGACGGCTTCCTCACGCAGAATCCCATGTCGAAATAGGCGGGCATGTCCTTCGGGCCTCCTTGTTGGTCCGGGTTCGTGATCCGATTGGAGGGTACCGACGAGGTGTGACAGCTTCCCGGCGGCGCCCTACTCCGTGGGGAGTACGATACCGGGTCCAGTAACAGGAGTCAAGAAGTTTCTAGAAAATTCTTGGCGAGGCCCTCAGACGTTCGGATCCACCTTCTTGGTGGTGCTCTGTGACCGGCCCGTCTTCTTGCTCTTGGTGGTCTCATGCTTGATGGCCGTGCGGCCCTGACCCTCCTTGAACGCCTCCACCCGGCGGGCAGCCTGCGCCACGCTGGGGAAGTAGCCCAGGAAGTGCTCCTTGCCGTCCACCTTCACCCTCGCCCGGTACTTCTCGTCGGCGGGGCGCTTCTCTCCCTTGCGCTGCGGGGTGCTCCGGCTGACGCCCGGGTTCTTGCCTGCCATGGTGGTCCCCTTTCACACAGCGCTGGTCGAGAGGAATTCTGTCAGGCTCTTCAGGTCAAGAGCCAGCGTCCCCTTCTTGCTGATCCCCCGCCCGTCCACCACGGCGCTAGCGATGGCCCGCTTCTCGGTGAGCATGTCGTACATGCGCTCCTCGATGCTGCCCTTCATGATGAGGTTGATCAGAGACACCGACTCCCAGGTGGAGGACAGACGCACGATCCGGGCGTTGCGCTGGTCGAGTTTGCCTGCGCTCCAGGGGAGGTCGTAGTTGATGAGGTAGTTCGCCTCCGGCAGGTCAACGCCGTAGCCCCCGGCATCCGACGACAGGAAGATGCGGCAGTCCTTGTTCATCTGGAAGTAGGTCTTGGCGATGTCCTTCTCCTTGGCGTTCATCTCACCGTGGAACTCCACCGCCAACAGCCCGAAGTAATCCTTCAGGTCATGCATGTTGCCCTTGAAGAACGAGAACACCACGACCTTGTTGTGCTCGTCGGCTTCGAGGATCTCCTGAATCATCTCGATGGCCTGGTTCTTCTTGGGCGTGCCGCAATTTCCCAGGAGACCACGGTCCCGTAGCTCGACGGCGTAGGCCGACGTGGCCTTCCGTGCGGACTCCTCAATGAGGCCAGGGCCGTCGCACACCATACGGAGGGCGGTGAGCTTGGACATGATGAGGCCCCGGGCCTCCATCTCGTCAGAGTCGTACCCACCGGCCACGCCGTAGTGCTTCATAAGATCGAAGCTGCCGTACGTGGCGCTGAAGTCTGCGATATCGGCTAGCAGTTCCTTGGTGATGAGCCGGTAGAGCTTCGCCCCGGCGGCGTCGAACTCAATGGGCACCACGGACTCCGACACCTTGGGTAGCTGGTCCCGTACGTCAGGGTCGGTGCGCCGCTTCCGCACCATGGCCTCGGACAGCTTCCGGTGCAGCGTCGGGAGGTTCTTGTAGTAGCGGGGCTTACCCCACGGGTCACGCTTGATGAAGGTCTTGTCGAACGTGTCGAAGCGCCCCAGCAGGTTCGGATCCACCCACTGCATGATGGAGTAGACCTCTTCGGGGCGGTTCTCGATTGGCTGTCCGCTGAGTGCATAGCGGTAGCGACACTTCAGCTTCTTGATGCGGCGGGAGCGCTTGGCCCTGAAGGACTTGATGGCCGTGGCCTCGTCCACCACCACGTAGTCGTACGGGATCTTCGACACGAAGTCCCAGTCATTGACGATCTGCTCGTAGTTGCAGATGACATAGTCGTACTCGTCGGTGATGGCCTGGCTGTACTGCTGCTCCCGCACCTTGGGAGGGCCATCGATCACCAGGACCGTGGCGTCCTCGGTGAATTGCTCGATCAGCCTGGCCCACTGGTACTTCAGCGACGAGGGAACCACCACCAGACCAGTGGCAACCTCACCGGCATCCAGCAGATGCTCGATGGTTGCGATGGTGATGACGGTCTTTCCAAGTCCCATCTCATAGGCGACCAGAAGCCGCTCTCTATCCAACATCTTCTTCACTGCTTCTGCTTGAAACCCGTACAGCGTCCCAGTGAACGACATCAGGCCCACACCTTGCCGTGGACTATCTGGTGAACAGCCTGACGGCTGATGCCATACTCCCTAGCGAGATCTACCTGCCGTTCCCCCTCGACATACCGCTGACAGAGCGCTGCTGCTTGCTCCTTGGTCAGCTTCGCCACACCACGGCCCTTATCCCGGCAGTCCTTTAGGTTGGCCGACTGCCCACCAGGCTTCAGGTGCGAAGGTCTCACGCAATTAGGAGTGTCACAGGTATGCATCAATCGGGGCGGCACCTCACCATGCTCCAATGCCCACGCAAATCGATGGGCCAGCCAATGGTTCTGCTGATGGCGCAGTTGACCATAGCCACTCCAAATTGTGGACCCAGTCCAGAGCCAGCACGTCCTGGTCTTCTTGACCTTGGCCCAGAAGCGCTGCTCGACGGTAAGCGTGCCGACGAAGCTCACGTCTTGATGAGATACGCCGCAGGCTGGAAGAAGTGCCACTCACCATGCCAGTGCGACGACTGATTGATCGTGTGCGTATGGTTCGACGGCACCACATCGATTCGATGGCTGTGGTTGTGGTTGTCCGAACAACCACCGGTCACATAGCCGCCCCGCATGTCAGGCAGCCGGAACCGATGCGTCCGGTCATCGACCCCGTACCGCTGACCAATGGCCGCATAGAGCGCCGGGAAGTCCCGCACCGACACCAGCCTCCCGTCGCAGGGCAGCCACCCCGGCGGCAGGTAGTCATTGGTCACCGGCAGGATGGTGCCCGCCGGGATCACCGGGTGTCGATGATCCTCCGGCCTCGGCTCGGTCGCCTCGCCACACCTCGGAATCTCTTCCTCCTCCGGCGTGGCCCAGGCGATGTCGGGGAGGGCGACGGCCACCACCGGAGCAGCGAGCAGCCCCTTCAGGAATTTGCGGCGCTTGATCATCAGAGACTCCTCGCTCGGTCGAACATGGCGCTGTCGATGATGCCGTCCCAACACGGCTGGCAGAGCCAGAAGATCTTCTCCGGCTCCGGCGGGCGGATCCGGTACATGTCCCGCTTGGGGTACCGCATCTTGCAGTCGGCGCAGGCCGCGTCTCTCGGGAGCTTCATCAGATCTCCAGGCTGTGCTTGGCGTTCCTGACCCCACGATACAAGCTGACCCGGTCTAGCTCCCCAGGGTCTTTCCCCTTCTTCCCCGGCAGCGGCGTGACGCCGTCGTAATTGAAGGCGTACGTGGGCATGATCCGGCCCAGGCGCTCCAGCAACCGGACGGTCTCCTTGCGCCCGGGGCCGTCGTCATCCAGGGCGAGCACGATGCTGTCGGCGTACTCCATGATGATGCGGACCTGCTCGTCGCTGACGTGGGCGCCGAAGCTGGCAACCCCGCCCTTGATCCCCTCGGAGTACAGGCGCACGGCATCGAGCGGCGACTCCACCAGGATCATCCGGCCCTTGTAGAAGGGCGGCATACCGAAGAGGGCGCCCCGCTTCCTCATCTGCTTCGGCTCATTGAGGACGAGGTCGCCCTTCTTGAACTGGTACCCCATGAGCACACCGGAGGGCCAGCGGATGGGGAGGATCCACCCTCTGTCGTCCGGGTGCCACATGACCCCGAACTCCTGGCACGCCTCCAGTGTCACCAGGCGGCTTTCTAAAGCTTTCTGAGGCGGGTCCACCATGCCGGTGAAGACTGACTCCGGCACGATCCTCTCGGGCTTCCTGCGGGCCTCTGGCGCCTCCCTGCGTGACGGCAGCAGGTCAACGATGTCGAGGGTCATCCCGTTCTTCTTGACCCACCGGGTGGCGTCCTTGAACTCCACCTTCAGCACGTCCATGACCAGGGTCACGAACGAGGCGCTGTAGCCGCAGGAGAAGCAGTGGCTCAGGCCGGTCTCCTTGTTGACCGACCACGACGGCTTCGAGTCCTCCTTGCCCACCCGCTCCATGTGCATGGGGCAGAGGGCGTACACCTCATCGCCCTGCACCTTCTCCACACGGATGCCCAGGTTGTCCAGGGCCTGCTCCATGTCGGTGGGGCTAAACGTCGCCCTCGTCTTCTTCGTCGTCATCGAACCCCGCATCGGACTCCTCGAATACCCCGGATAACCAGTCCCACCGAAGCAGGACGAGCTTGTTCTTCAAATTACGGGCAGCCACGATCTTCAGGCGCTTCTCGTCTTCGTGCTCGGTGGACTCCAGGCCGAAGATCACGTCGGAGTCCTGGGCGAACGACGAGGTATAGCCGATGCTGTCGGCGGTCACGCCCTTCTTCTTGTTGACCTTCCACGACAGCACCTGGGTGGAGCAGACGATGGGGATGTTCTTGCGCTGCGCCAGTCGCTTCAGCCCACGGGTGATGTGGGTCAGCGCCATGGGCGTGTTCTGCTCGCCGGTCTGCTCATCGATCATCATGTAGACCCCGTCCACGAACACCACGGCGGGGTTGTAGGCGTCGATCTTCGCCATGATGCCTGAGAGGGTCGATGTCGCACTGGCGTCGGCGCTCAGCCACAGGTCCGGGGTGCTCTCCAGTTCCCGCAGCGAGCGCATGAAGAGCTTCTTCTCGTTAGGGCGCAGCGTGGCGTTGTCCAGCCGGTGGAAGTTCACCCGGGCACGAATGGCGGCGTAGCGGTTCCGCTGCTCCTCGTTGCTCATCTCGAACCCGATCAGCAGCGGGACGTGACCAGCGTCGTGCGCCGCCTTGTACATGAGCATGAGGCCGGTGCTCTTCCCCGCCTTCGGCTCGCCCACGATGGTGATCAACTGGCCGGGGCGCAGGCCCATGGTCGCCCGGTCGATGGTGGGGAACCCGGTGGGGATGCCACGGAGCGCACCGTCCTGGCGCTCCAATTCCTCGTACTCCTCCCACCACTCCTCGATGTACTTCGGGTCCGAGAGGTTGATGTCCCGCATGGGCGAGAGGTCGTGGTCGAGCATGGACACGCAGCGCTGCATGGTGATGCGGGCCTGCTCGGAGTCGCCCGCCTTCATGGCGGCGGCGATCTCGACAGCGGCGTCATGCAGGACGGCGTACTCCCTCGCCGCCTTCAGTTCGCTGATGTACCACGTCAGGTCTTCAGGGGCCTTGACCACCTCGAACCACGGGTAATTCCGGGCGAGCACGCCCGCCGTCGGCGTGTTGCCGTGCTCCTGGTAGTACTGGACGATCCAGTCGAACACGGCGCCGTACTGGGCGTCCTCGAAGAAGTCCGACCGGATCTTGGCGTCGAGCACCGTCACGATCTCACGGTCGAGCAGGATCTTGGAGAGAAACCTTTTTTCGACATTCATGTCAGCGGATTGAAGACCTTCTGCGTCGGGGTGTACACGCCCCGGTCTCCGAAAAAGTGGGGGCGTTCGGGAAAGGCGTAGTAGATGCGGGCGACGTAGGGCAGGTAGCCCAGGCGCATCGCCAATGTGTCCGGGCTGGCGTAGTGCTGGAGGTGACCATAGGGCAGGCCCTCGTCATCCAGGCGGTCCCGCAGCGCCTCCCAGTACGGCAGGAAGGTCACCACGTCGGCCTGGAGGTGGTGGCGCCAGGCCATGTCCCACATGTACGAGAGCGCTACGTCATCGATCTCCCACAGGGCTGCCGCCTTCTCCCAGCGCCGAAGCTTGCAGTACCGCTGCTCCTTGCGCTCGGACTCCTCAGGCAGCTTGGCGAGCAGCCCCTCGAACACGAACCAGAAGCGTGGCGGGGTGATGTTGCTGATGTCCCCGCCCTCCACTCACAGCACCTCCACCCTGGCGTTCTCGATGATGTACTGGCGCCACCGGTCGGCGTCGGCCAGCACCTGCGGGTTCACCTGCTCGGCGTTCTTCTTCATCTTGGCCGGGTAACCACCGCCCGCCGCCTCGGCCTGCATACGGACGTGCGCCGTGTGCTTGCACACCATGCGGGCACGAAACCCCGGGCAGGTACAGGCGAAGTTGTGGTACTCGACGTGTACGTAGACCTCGAACACCCCGTTGGGGGAGAGGAACACCTGCACCAGCCGGTGCTGCTTGGACTTCGTGAGATCGGTCACGTTCCCCTCCTGTCCGTGCTCAGTACCTTCACCTGCGGGAATGCCTCCTTAGCGAAGGACTCCATGGAGGTACTGCTGTAGCGGGTGTTCCACTCATCCACGAACTGGTTGCTGGTGATGATCGTCGGGAGCGCCCTGTTGTAGCGATGGCGCACAAGGAAATCGAACTCATCCTCAGCGAACTTGCTGGAGGTGAGATGCTCCTTCCCCACGTCATCGAGGAGAAGGAACTGGATCTTGTTGCGGATCTTCAGAATCGTGCGCTGCGCCTTCTCCCACTCCTCATCGAACTCCTCCCGGTTACCCCAGGCGATGAGGTTCAGGTTCCAGCGCATGTACTGGGCCATGGGCACGAACATGACGCTGTACCCGGCTTCAACAGCGGCCCTGCCGATGATGCAGGAGAGCATGGTCTTCCCTGCTCCGGCAGGGCCGCACAGCGTCAGACCAGTGCCACGTTCAAGACGGTCGTGGATGTTCTCGATGTAGTCCGAGACCACTTCTCGGGCATCGTTGCCCTTGTCCACAACGTAATCGTCCAGACTGCACTCCCAATACCGCCGGGGAATGAGGCTCTGCTTCAGCGTCATCAACGTGCCCGGATGAGATTCAGCTTCCGCCGACGCTGCTCGGTCATGGGAACCAGACCAGGAGGAGCACACCGGGTGTGGTACATCCGGTGGCCGTTGTCCCAGGCATCTTCCGGCACTGCGGCATTGAGCACCAGGATGATGTCCGTGGTCTCGATCTCCTCTTTGCAGCCGTGCTCCGTGCCCCACCCACACCGGTCGTAATCAGCGGTCGCCGTTTCGTGCATCACGAATCTCCTTCTCCCATCTGGTCATGTTGGTTTTGGCTTTTGTCCTGCGCTCTGCAATCTCAAAGAGCTTCTGGCGCTGGTTGATGAAGCTTTTCCAGGCCGGGGTCGTGGCTCGGATGAACTGCTGATCCGACACGAAGACATCGATCATGGCCTTGACCGTGTCGTAGGGGATCCCCTCATTCCTGATCCAGCGAGAGATCTGTGCCCGAAGGGCATCGGCATTGAGCGCACCAGGAGTCCTTCCAAAAAAGTTCTTGGCGCACTGCACCCGGAAATAATCCACCAAGCCCCTGGCTGTCTTGGCCGGGTTGTATTCCCTCACGGCCAGAGCCTGTGGCCTGCCGTCGCCGGAGGCGGGGGCGAGGTTTTCCCCCGAAGGGGGAAGACCAGAATCACTACTCTTCAAGCTAATAGCTTGGGTACTACGGGCGGGCGGGCGCCCCGCCTGCGGCCCGCCTGCGAGGGGCGACACGTCCCGGTGAGGGCAAGACTCGACCCCCGGCAGGACGTAAACACAACCGTCGTCGCCCTTTCGGGCCAAATTGGCGTCGATCATTTCCTGCACCAAATCCCACAATGCATGGCGCTCAATTCCCATCAATTCAGCGACCTGTGTTGGTGTCTTTTTGGGATCACCACGTCGGTTACGCCGCTCGGTGAACGCCCTCCAGGCCCGGTGCGCCTCGGGAGAGAGCGCTGAACACGGGCCTTGGTCACCTTCTGGAGGCATAGCTGTACTGCCGTCTGTCACTGAGGAAACCCCCTATGGAAGGGGTCACCAGGAGTACGCCGTACTGCGAGGTGACGCCGTTACTACAAGCCCTGCGTGCCCGGTCGGCGTTGACCGGGTTCATCACCTTTGCACCAATTGCTGGGACAGGTCAAGCATCCGCCCGAAGATGGTCTCTGACCTGCGGCAACAACAAGGCCCGGGGGTCGAAGTCCCGGGCCTTGTTGCTGTCACCCGTCAAGGTGCAGGCTGCACCGCCAGGCTACACCTGGGGCACCAGTTCCTGTGCCGCTCGTACCAGACGGCGCTCGTCCTCGGTCGGACGGCCCCGCCCCTTCGAGGCGTTGGCGATCATGATCTCCCGGGCCTGGGTCTTGGTCAGCTTCTTGCCCAGGAGGTGCATGAAGGGTGCGAGTGGCCGCTCCGGCTGGGTCTCCTTAGGAGCGGCGGGTGCTTTTGGGCGGCTCACCGTCTTGGCCGGTGCCGCCTTCTTCACTGCTGTGGCCTTTGCAGGGGCCGCTGCGGGCTTGGAAGCGGGCGCCGGTCGTGAGACCGCCTTCTTCGCCGCCGGAGCCTTAGGAGGCGCTACAGGGGCCTTTCCATCATCGACTATGGCGGCGAGGAAGCCCTGCACCTGCTCCTTCAGTTCGGCCTGGAAATCAGCGATGCCGGTGGTCAGCTTGTCGATGCCCTCCAGCACCGCCGCCAGGTCTTCCTTCAGGCCCTCAGCGAATTCCCGCCAGCCGTCGTCCTCCAGCACCGGCAGTTCGCCGTCGTCGTCACCAGGGACCATGGTCTCGCCCTCATCATCGTCGGGCACCGTCGTGGACTCGCCACCCTCCAGCCAGGCGGTGATGGCGTTCCGGTAGCCGAAGGTCTTCGACCGGGGCGGCACCTCGATGCCGTGCTCCTGGGCGAACGCCTTCAGCGTGGCGAAGTCCCAGTCCATGACCTCGTCGGCGGTGGGCAGGCCCTCGTTGTCCTCGCCACCCTCGGCCTCCCGGGCTTCACGGATGGCGACACGCACGTCGTCCCACTCCGGGTAGTCCTCAACGTCGAGGCCCAGTTCCTCGGCCAGATCCTGAAGCTCACCCTCGTCCATCTCATCGAGGTCATCCGACTCCGGCTCCTGCTCGCCCTCGTCGTCGCCCTCTTCCTGCTGCTCTTCGCCACCGTCAGGGTCGGTGAACTCCAGCTTGTGGAGACCGGCGCACAGGTCGAGCGCCTCCACCTCGTTCTGGTCGGCAGCCTCCAGCGCCGTGTAGCAGTCATTGTCCTCGTCATCCCAGAGGATGAGGAGCTTGGCGTTGGTCTCGCCGCCGACGATCTGCACGACCTTGTTCACCGGCTTGGTGACCTTGATCTTCTCCGACGCCTGGGAGAGGTACCCCTTCAGGGGCTTGTAGCTGGCGCTGCTGTCGTCCGTGACGAGCACCAGCGGGTACTCATTCTCGACGGCGAAGTCGGCTACGGCCTCAATGCCTTCGGTCCAGTGGGCCTCGGTGGCGGGGAGCACGAATTTGGCTTTCCCCCCGTTCGCCTTGATCAGATCGGCCAGGAGAGCGGTGGCGTTTTTCACGCTCGTCGCCCCCTTACCGATACAGCCCAGAACCATGGGCTTCCTTGCGATGGGCACGATTGGTTTCCCTTCTCTGTGTCACGACTGATTTCCCAGCACCCCAAGCATATCGAGGGCCTGTGACAATTTCAGGGAAACGAAATGAGAGGGACCGGCGGGCTTGTACACCGGTCCCTCTCGACTGCCTGGCCTGCTCAACTCAACACACGGCGTAGTGCTGAGGAGATCCCTGCGCCTTGGCAGCTTCTGCCTCACAGACTATTCGATAGTCCAGGGCCTGTGTCAAGCCGTTGCTAGCGCCGTCTTCCCGTCGCCCGGGAAATAACCTCGATCCGGTAGGTGTCCCCCCGGGCCTGAAGCGTGCTCCTCACCTCATGCAGGAGGGAAGCCAACCCAGCGGCGCCAAGCCCGAACACGACGGGCTGTTCGGTCTCCAGCAAGGCACAGGCCCCCATCCCCAGCGCCATCGCCAGCGCTCCCTTCGTCCAAGGCTGAAGCGTCCAGGGGATCAGTTCCTTCAGGGTCTCGATCACCCGGGCCGTGCCCAGGGCCACCAGCACCAGCACCAGCCAGTCGTTCATGTTCGTGCTCCAGGTAGTGGCTCATGTCTGCTCAGCATAGAGCAGTGCCCACGACGATCCAGCGGGCAGGAATTCCTTCAGGCGCTGGTTCAGGCGGTAATTCTTGATGAGACGGCGGGCGTAGTAATAGCTGGGGCTGTTGCCAGGGCTGCTCCCCCACATGTACTCGCCCTCATTGGAGTAGGAGGTGCCATCGAAATAATCCAGGAGGGTGGAGCCGCCCTCGAAGAGAACGCCGTCCAGGTAGTGGTTGTCGGTCACATATGTCTCGACAGGTTGCCACGACCAGCCTGGGCCAGTGAGTGTCCACGTCTCGCCAGCGCCACCAGGAACGGTCGAGGGGGACTGGCTGCCCAGGGAAGTAATTTCTCGGGCGTCAAATTGAGCCACCACCGCGCCATCAATTCCGTGGCGTACCTCCACGTACAGGATATTTCCAGCCGTCGGGACAGACCCAGTAAATCCCGCTCCAATTTCCAGGTCAGCGGTGCTGTCGCCTATGGCTAGAGGGCCAGCCAGGGTGTCAGTGGATCCGAACTGCGTCCAAGTGACACCATCATTGGAGTAGTACCAGCGGCGCACGCTGTTCCCGGCACCGTCATTGGCATCGAGCGTCACCCGGAGCCATTTCGGCTTACCGTTGACCAAGTCCGCGGAAGCAGGGTTTGTGGATCGGAACAGATCTGGCCCCCAATTGCGGCCAACCACCAATTCGGCGTTGCCGCCACCGGAGATGCGGAACGCATACCCGGTCCCGGTGCCGCCGCGGGTGGACAGGAAGTACTGGACTGACCCGGTTACCCAGCTATCAAACGCAGCAAGGACACGGATGTCGAGGTCCGACTCGTACGAGCGCCGAATAATGGCGCCGCTGCCGTTGAGCGTCCAGGTGTTCCCATTCGGATCATTGCCTGTTGCGCCGTTGGTGTCGCCCACATCCCAGGGAGACTTTGTGAAGTCCACTGCGGCAACGGTGTTGCCATTGATGCCCGCACGTACTTCCATCCGGAACACATTGCCGGTCAAGCCATCTGACCCGCTTGTGCCGATATAGAGCGCTGCCGCCCCGTCAGCAATGGTGGTGGTGCCCGCTCCGGTGTTGGCCGTGCCGATCACTGACCAGGCGTAGCCATCGTCCGACTGATAGAAGGTCCGGACGTTCTGACCTGAGCCATTGTCAACATCATGGGTGAGGCGCAGCCACTTCTTCACTCCATTGGCGGGCGGCGTCCAAGGTGTGCCACCACCTGCGGGTGCTATGAAGTTATCGGCGCTGCCATTCCCCCAGATGTACTCAAGGTTGCCCGCCGCATTAATCCGCAGGGCGTATCCCGTCAGCGAGACCCGCTTGTTGATCAGATACTGGATGGCCCCGGTGTTCCAGTTGTCGAGTGCCACCTCGATCCTGAGATCGATGTCACCAGTAATGCTCAGCGCCGCTGAGTCTGGCGTCGTTACTGAGGTGCCACCGCCGATCAGGCGCAGCGAACGGCGCTCAGCGACTGCAACAACCTCTCCGTTGGTGTTCAGCGTCCAAGTGCGCCCAGCGCTATCCGTACGAGCCGCACCACTAACGTCACCGATCACCCAGCCATCGCCAGTCTCAGTGAAGTTCGGGTTCGCTCTGATAACGCCACCGACGATGAGTTGCATCATGTAGGTGCGACCGGCAAACCCACGATTACCTTCGCCGCCACCCAGTTTCATGTCAACTGAACCAGCAGGGATCGTCTGCCCCGCATGGACGGTCCCGGTGGCAAGCTGCGGCAGGCTGCCCCAGTCAACGCTGGCTAGTCCTGCGTGCAGTGCTGTAGCACCTGTTGAGCGAACCCTAGTGACCTTGATTCTGATTCGGTCGCCAGGGTTAAAGGAATGGACAGCGCTACCGGTGCCGCCCACGGCGCCCGAGATCGATGCCTGGAAGCGAAGGTCCGTTGATGTAGGCGACGATACGTAGATCTTCCAGCCAGACACATTGTGGCTGTAGTTCGAGACCACATGTTGCTGGCCGCTAGTGGTAGGCGTCAGGAAGCTGTCAAACTCCCCTTCCCACCGGATCTCGGCGTCATCATCCAAAGCAAAAGCAGCGTTAGCAGGTGATGACGCCCAGCCACTGTTGTTGGTACAGGCAAGCGCCGAGGCCGTACCGCGCAGCGAGATACCGTCTGTGTCAGGAGTGGAGCCGTAATTCCCCGTCGTGCCGGGGACCCGGAAAGAATTGATGCGGCCTCGTTCAACGCCAGCGACCCAGTCCCAGCCGACGCCGGTAATCGTCCAAGGTGTCTCGTAGCTTGTGAAGGACGACGGTGTCATAGGCGCAGTCCGCACAACATTGATCGGATCGAAGCGCCCCACCACCGGCCCGTTGATGCCGTTGCGGATCTCGATCAGATGGATCGTGCCAGCAAACCGCTGACCACCGTTATGGCTACAGCCAACCTCCATCTGATCAGGGGTATCACCGATGGCAGTGGTGAAGGCTCCGGCGTTGGTGGTGTTGACCGTCGTCCAGGCCACACCGTTGGGACTCTTCTGGAAGGTGGCAGTGTGCCCGCCCGATCCGTTGTCCACGTCGAGCGTCACCCGCACCCAATACGTGGCACGGTTGTCGAGTTCAGGGATACTGAGGCTGGCAACGGATCGCGTCGTGGTGCCGTCGTGCCAGGTCAGGTTGATGCCGCCACCGCCATAGCGGAGGGTGTAGCCACCGTTGGAGATACGGTTACTGCAAATGGTCTGAGTCAACTGCCTCGACTCATGTGGCGTGATCTTGGCGATGATGTCGAGGTCGCCGGTGATTGAGAGAGCGGGTGAGTCCGGGGTCGTGATCATGGCACTGGGGTAGACCCCGTACGACCAGGCAGAACCATTCATCGTCCACGTCGGCGGTGTGCTGCCGTCGTCACCCCAGGTCGAAGGAGAGCGTACGGCAGTGGTGCGCGTCCGCAGAGGACTCCAGGCCGCAACCACAGTCCCGGCGATGTTGTTGCGTACCTCTGCGTGGTAGATCTTGCCCTTGAAGGGCGAAGCACCACCAGCGATAGATCCAATCGTCAGCGCCTCCGACGAATTGAATCGGGTGTGCGTACCAGCGATGGTGGTTCCATTGAGGAACGTCCAGTTGACACCGTCGTCAGAACTGAATAGTTCCAGGCGCTGACCACCGGCACCGTTGTCCACATCGTGCGTGGCTCGGAGCCATTTCGGCATCCCATCAACGAAAGGCAGCGCACCACTGGTGTTCACACTCACGAACCCGGCGCCTGACGTACCGTCAACCGACGACTGATAGACAAACTTGCCATCAGCCTCGATGATGATTCGGTAGGCCCGTTGGTTGGTGCCGGTGTTGTACTTCGCTATGAGGCCCATCTGCGACCCGGGCACCCATGCATCTGGAGCACACTTGATGCGAAGGTCTAGGTCACCAGCAAGGTCGTAGGCGGCGTTGTCAGGAACGCTGGCATAGTTTCCGGAGGCTCCATTGAAGTAGATGTACTGAGTCTCGATCTCCATCGCCACCGTTGTGGCGTTACCGATGGGCAGGACATAGCCCACCACACCACCATACGTAGCCCCAGGAGGAGCGAGCGCCGTCACGGAAGCGCGCACCCAGTCAGCGCCTACCTCGGCCACAGGAGTGCCGGAGGACATGCTGATGAACCCACTGGGGCCGTACCAGATGATCGACACCCTTACATCCCGGGCGTTCGTCTCCGGTCGGAAATACGCCGAGGCCGTGTAGGTGCGTCCAGGAGTAACCCGGCCAGTCCCAGCGAGCGTCTCAGCCCCTACAAGGCCGCTAGAGCCGTCGGGGGTGATCTTGAGGGACTTGGTGCCCATCTTGAACTGCGTGGCGTCCTGCGCCACTGTGGTGCCCTTTCCGGTCCAACCAGATGCATCGACCTCCAGACTGGCGTTCGCCACCATGTTGATCCGCTCGGCCTCGAACTGGATCCGCACGCAGCGGGCGCTCTGGTAGCCCTGGGCGATCTCCGCAGAAAAGGTGACGAAGTCAATGAAGTGGACTTCCCCGGCCCCACCCGTTGCGAGAACGACAGGCACAACGGCGGCATACGCAGCCGTGGCTGGAGCAGCGGCTGTCACGGAGTTCACCATCCAGCCTGAGGTTGAGTCGGTCACTGCGGAACCAACGGAAGTCGAGATGAAGGCACCAGCAGCCGTGAACCACCTGATGTCAACCCGACAGAGCCTGGCGACAGACGTGGCCCTGAACATGACCGTTGCCTGGTACGTGACACCGACCGTCACCGGAACAAGAGTCTGCTGATAGCCAGAAGTGGCCCCGGTGGGTGCTCCGGTCAGCAGCCGCACTTTCATGTCGCCGCCAGCATTCGAGGTCATCTTCAACGAAGCGGTACCGACGTATGCCTGTGTGGTGTCCCAAGAAGGGGTGGCGTTGTTGTCCCCCTCCCACCCGGTGATGTTGGTCTCGAAGCTGGAGTTGTTCTCGCTCAGGAGATTCGGCGCAACCTCGACCTGGAACGCCGAGATGAGGTGCTTCTCTCCTGAGGCTGCTGACATGACCCGAAGCTGCACTCGAAGGAAACGGGCATTGACCGGAGCCACGGTGAGGAACTGAGCGCGGGAGTTAGCGCCCGCCCAAGTACCTGTCGAGTTCGACACGGCTGTGTCTTCGGCCACGGCCCCCAGGGAGGTGCCGTTGGCATCAAACCATTGAACCCCCAGGCGAACGGAGCGAGCCGTGTCAAGTGCTCGGGTGTAGATGGAGATGTTGTATGGGTACCCGCCCTTGACCGGAATCCCTCGCTGGCGGTTCTGGGCGTCCGTACCAGAGGCGAAGCTCTGCACCACCATGTCCCCGGCACCGCTGGCGGTCAGCAGGCCGTTCCAATCGCCGCTGCCGTTGTCTCCTGTCGAGGCCCCTACCGGGGGAGGCACCGGCCCGGTGATGGCACCATAACCACCGCTGGTGTCAGTGATGCTGCGACGGCTGATCGTGGTGTTGGACACACTCGTCCAGCCGCCTGTGCTCTCGGCAAAGGCTGAGTCGTTTTGGTCGAGCGCCAGGTTGTATCCCTGGTTCACATTGGGCGCCCATCCGGTGAGCACCGACGTTAGTGCCTCGATGCCAAGCTGCGTGCCCTTGTGCTTGTAGATGTAGATGGCGTTCTTCATCTGCTGGCGGGCGAGACGCATGCCAAGTTCGTTCTCGTACCCGAACCCAAGCTGGTCGGCCATGAGCGGCAGAAGACCGCCAGAGCACCGCTGCGGATCGTTGACATACTTCAGCGTCTCGTACTCGGTGCGGATGTGGTCGGCCTCGTAGCCCGGGATCTCCATGAACCGCTCCAGTTGGCCCTTGCCGTAGAGCCGGAACTGGGGCGTGTCCATGTCCTTCTCCCGATAGATCATCGGGATCAGTTCGTACATGTAGGAGCGGTAGCCCCAGTCCTTGGTGACGAGGCCGATCACGTCACCGGCACGACGCCACTGCTGGTCGAGCGTGGCCCGCACCCAGACGGTGTAGTAGTAGAACTTCCCAGGCTGAAGGCCGGTCTCCCGCAGTTCAGTGGTACCGCTGGCCTTAGGCACCTCCAGCACCATGGTGCCCATGTCGGCCCGGGGGGCAAAGCCGTAGCTGTCCCTCGTCACCCGCAGGAAATCCCAGTCACCCGCAGGAGAGTGCCAACGCACCAGCATCGCCCCGTAGTCCTGCGACTGCGCCGTGACCGGGCGGGCGTCGAACTCGATCAGCGGGACTTCGCCGTAGTACGTCCCCGGCCCGTAGAAGTTTATTCCATACCTGCTCATGCCTCACCGCCTCCGGCGACGGCGCTCCTCATTGATCTCAGCACGACGCTCAGGCGAGATCCCCTCCCACCGCCGTCGTTGATTTTCTCGGCTCGCTTCACGTCGGTACTCCTTGCAGCCCCTGGTTCCTAAGTACCGTCAGCTCTTGATGATGAAGACCACGTCAGCGGTAGGCACCGCCGTAGCGTTGGCGTTGGTCATGTTCACGGTGTGAGTGTGCGTCGATTCATTGACAACCGTGATTGCGTGCGTGTGGGAACTCTCACCACCAGAGGTGAAGTTCATGCTGTGCTGATGGAAGGTGTCACGGCCACCACTCCAGCCATTGAACCCGTGGCTGTGGTCGGGGGCGCCTGCCGGGTAGCCCGTGGCACCACTGACTTGGTGCTGGTGGTCGGAGTTCTGTCCACCGGTCGTGACGTTGCCACCCGTACCGGCGCCGACAGTGTGCGTGTGGTTCTGGCTGGTCGGGCCAGAGGCAAACTCAATGCCGTGGATGTGGCTGCCGTGTACGGACGCCGCCGAAGCGGTGTGTACCGACCCACCGATGCCGTGGCCGTGGTCGTTGTTGTCATTCCCCGTACCGCCGCTGACGTTGTGGGCGTGGTTCGATCCTCCACCAGAAGAGGCGCTGTGACCGTGCGTGGTGGCCGACGTGGTGGCCGTGTTGGTGTGGGCGTGCGTCGGCCCATTGCCCGTTGGCCCTGAGGCCGTAGCGCCCCTCAGGTAGCGGTTCTCGTTGTTCAGTGGCGGCAGGCGGAAGTTGCCGCCGCCCGGATCCACGCCGCCGTTCCAGCGGTGACCGATGGCAGCGAAGAGCGCCGGGTAGGTCGCCTGGGCAACCAAGGCCCCGTTGCAGAGGAGCCAGCCGGTCGGTGCGGCGTCGCCGCCGTAGGCCACGATGACGCCCACCGGGCCGGTGATGGAGATGTCCGGGGTGCCGTGCGTGTGGTCGGAGCGAGCGACCGTGGTGGCGACACCCACGCTGGGCGCCTGACCGTACGATTGCTCGGCCACCACCGATCCACCGAAGGCGGGCATCGGGTGGACGTGGTCAGATCTGGCGGCGGTGGTGCCGACGCCCACCGTTCCGGCGGCACCTATGGTCTCGGCGGCGGGCGTGGTGCTCGACAGAGCCGGGGTTCCGTGCCGGTGATCGCTGCGGGCCAGAGTGGTGGCTACGCCGTTCGTAGAAGTCCCACCAAAGCCTGTCTCAGCCGTGACCGCTCCGAAGCCCTCACGGCTGTGTACGTGGTCTGCACGGGCGAAGGAGGTCGAGACACCTTCAGCCGCTGCGTCACCTACCGCCGACGCTCCGGCAGCCGCAGCGGCGATGGCATGCCGGTGGTCGGAACGAGCCAGGGTGAGCGCTGCCCCGGCGCTGGCGGTGTCGTCCGGGGCGATGGTCCCGGGCGTACCGGCAATTGATCCAAGGCCCGTGAATGCCCGTGTGCCGTCCGCACGGATGTACTGGGTGTGATCGTCCCCGGCCAGCCCTGTCGTGGCGCCGTGGGCGATGGGGACAGCGTTGGGGCGGTAGTCGCTCTCGATCCCCTCCAGGCGGGCGTCCACCGTGCCGAACGTCGTCGCACGGGCCGTGGAGATCCGGGGGTTGGTCCCAAGCTCCTTGGCGATGGCGATGACTTCGTCCTGAAGCGAGTTCGGGTGCGACTCGTCAACGATGTCTGTGATGTTGTGCTTCGTCGTGAAGCTCGGTACTGAGTTCGGGAACTGGGCCACCAGTCGCCTCCTACGTGGTGACGATCCCGCCCGTGGCCGTCACAACGACGGTCCCTGCTGTGGGGATCTGGTTGTCGGCAAGCTGCACGTCGGCCAGGCCCGTCGCAGTGAGCGAGAGCACCGAGACAACGACGTAATCAACGCCCGTGATGGCGTTGATGGCCTTGTAGATCTCCGAAATAGTGACCCGGTCCCCGAAGGATGAGTTCTCGTAGGCCAGCACGGTACGGATGGCCTTCTCCACGTCGAGGCGCACAGACTCCTGCTGATAGCGAGGGAGCACGTTCACGTCGGTGGTGACGTTGATCGGCACGTAGGTCGCCGGGAGCAGCGTGATCGTGGCGTTGATCATCTTGCGGGCGTTCAGGTAGTCCATCACCCGGTTGGACGTGGCTGTGTCGATCTGCGGCTGCACATTGCCGTAGGCGTTGGGAGCCACGTACAGGTTGATGTTGGTGTAGACCAACGCCTGTGCCTTGGCCTTCGCCACACCGGCCACCTTCAGCGCCAGGGCGGCGTAGTCATCGGTGGTCACGGCCCGGTCGATGGTGGTGAGTGACCGTGGTGCATTCTGGCGGATCTCGTCCAGGGTCTCCGCATCGGCGCCTCCTGTGGCGTCGAGGGAGTTGGTCACACTCAGCCAGTTGGTGATGACCGAGATCTTGTTGACGAGCTTCCCAGCACCGACGTTGCCCAGCAGGCCACCGCCCACCCGGTAGTCAGCTGTGACCGCCGCAGCGTTGGCAGGCACCCGCCCGTTGACGTTGTCACCGAACTGGATGTTGAGCACGCCGTTCTCGTCGGTGAAGGTCGTGTAGGCATTATCCCCCGGCCCTGCGTCAATGAGGTTCTCGTAGAACAGCCACTCGACAGGACCGGCACCCTCATCGACGTAGATCGCCTGCGACCCGTCGATGACGGGGGAGTTGAACAGCAGGAAGATCTGGTCAAGCTCACCATTACTGGCGCCCAGGGTCTCGGCGGTGACCTTTTGCCCTTGCGTCGCCCACACATCGGCCTGATACGGCGACGTGTCAGGGATGGTCACGTCCTCGTCGGTCTCGAAGATGATCGGAGCCTCGCCCGACTGCGGAGCGGTGGACACCTGCGTGCCCGCCGGGATGAGGAGCGC